AAACAGGTGGAACTTCAAGTCAATATTTAATGGCTGATGGTAGTGTAAGTACTTTAACTAATCCTGTAACAGGTACAGGAACGACTAATACTTTACCTAAGTTTACGGCTGCTTCAACTATTGGTAATAGCTTATTTACTGATAACGGTACAAATGGCGCTTTTGGTGGTCCTAATTATTCTGCAGGTACAGGAGTAAGAACTTTTAATATAACAGGCCCTCAATTTGCAGGTATTGCATTTTGGACAGGAACTTCTCAATATACTGCAGATATATTTGCTTATGAAAGCACGGGTAACTTGCTTTTAAATGCAGACCCTTCTAATACATTATCCGCAAGTAATATTTTATTAAATGTAGACGATATTAATATAGCTGCTTTTAATACTACAAATGTTACTTTAACAAGAGGATTAATTGGTACAAGTGCTACTTTTAGTTCATTAACAGCAGGATATATTACAAAAGCAAATAGTGGAGGCCTATTAGGAAATAGTATTATATACGATAGCGGTGGTTCGATACCTAAAATTGCTATAAATGGAACAACAATTACTGATGGAAATTTATTAAATATACAAGGAAATCAAACAAGTGTCAATATTGGTATAGTTTTAAATAATACAAATGCTACTTATCCAAGAATATATTCTATACAAAATGTAAATAATTCTTTAGTTTTTTATGACTATACTGCTAATGCAGCAAGACTTACTATATCTTCAACGGGTGCTACTACTATAAATGGAGCAAGCGATTCGGTGTTAAGTCTTATTGCTCCTTCTGCAACTGCTTATGTTGCTTTTAGAAATGTAGGGGGTAAAACTTGGGGTATAGGTAATTCTTTTGTAGGAACTAATACAAACTTTCAAATTTATAATTTAACTGATAATGTTAATGCTTTATCATTTACGGCAGGAGGTAATGCTACATTTGCGCAAGATGTAAGAGCATTAAATTTTTCTCTAATGAATGACGGATTTAGAGGAGGAGTATATACATATAAAGGAATTAGCGGAGGTGGTACTGATTTTGGAATTACAATATTTGCAGAAGGTGGTACAGGAAATGGTAATATATACTTCTGTCCTAATGGAAGTGCTACAAGGTTTATGTCCATTACAACTTCAAATACTGTATTAGTAAATACTACTTCGGGAGTAACAGGTGGTGGAACTTTACAAGTAAACGGTAACGTAAACATTAATGGATTATTTCAAATCAATGGAGTAACTATTGGTGGCGGTGGGGGTAGTGGTGTAACAGGAAGTGGAACGGCAGGATTTATAACAAGGTGGACAGGTTCAACTACTTTAGCTAATGGGAATATATATGATGACGGAACTAATATAGGCATAAATACTACTTCACTTTCAGGATTACTTACACTAAGAGCAACTGTAACTAATACTCCAAGTATAAGTTTTCAAAATGTATCAGGTGGGCCAAATAGTGCTATTTCAAACTTTACAAGTGCTGCACAAACTTATACAGTAATAGGAACTAATGCTTATGTAAATAATACTGCAAATATTGCGCGATTTAGTACAAGCTATGCAGGTTGTTATATTGCTTTTGATGAGGGGACAATGGTGTTTGGCTCAGGTACTGCAAGTGAAACTCCATCAGGTAGAATGTTCCTTTCTCCGGCAGGACTTTTAACTGTTAATAATACTATAAGGTCTTCAAATTACGGTTTAGTAAGAGCAAGTTTATTTAGAGGAGGTTTATATACTTATGATGCAGTTGCAGGTTCAGGGACAGATTACGGACTAACATTATTTGCAGAAGGTGGAAGCGGAGGCGGTAATATTTATTTTTGTCCGGGAAGTTCAACAAAAGTAATGACTATAGATATTTCAGGAGCAATGTATATGGCAAGAGTAGCTTCAAATTTGACATTTGCAGATAGCGTAGGAGGTATGTATGTAAGACAAAATGGTTCTATAAGTGGACTTAAAGAAGAGTTAAGAATATTTGGTAATAGTATAGCATTTTATACTCATACGGGTTCAAGACTTGTTTCTATTACAGATGGTGGTAATTTTATAATAGGTTCTTCAACTGATAATGGATATAAATTACAAGTTAATGGAAGTATATCTTTTGCTTATGGTTTTTTAAGTATTTTTAGAGGTTCAAGTAGTGCAAACGATATTTTTGTAGGAAATGATGGTTCAAGAATTTATATTGGTGGTAATACTTATGTAGCAGGTAATGTTACAGCAACAGGTGGATTTTTTGATACTTCTGATAGTAGATTAAAGATTATTATTAAAGATTATCAACAACCAAAAGGTATAGAAAATGTTGCTGCAAGAATGTATCTAAAAAATGGTAGAAAAGAATTAGGTTACTTTGCACAAGACTTACAAGAAATATTGCCAAGTGCAGTTTCGGAAGGTACAGACGGATTCTTAACTTTATCTTATAGCCAAGTACATACAGCTAAAATAGCAGTAATAGAAGATAAGGTTACTATTCTTGAAAGAGAAGTATCTGAATTAAAAACTAAACTACAAAAATACGAAGCATAATGCCTTGGAGTACTTTAGCAAATAATCAAGCAGTAACATTTAATAACTTGCAGGATGCGGTTAATACGAATGTTTTTCTTTTAAGAAATACTATTCCCGTTAGTAATGAATGTATTACTAAAGCAGATGCTGACTATTATGTTTATATAAATGCTTCTGTTATTCTTAAACAACCTAATCAATTAGTAGTTAAACAAGATTTAACCTCTTATACTACAGGAATAATATATTATTCTACAGGTGGTATATATCCTGTAACGGGTCCAAGTAATAGTTCTTTTGGAACTTTAACTAATAATAATTCATTTAATGTTTTTATTAGAGGCCTTTTTAATAGTGGCGCTATTAATTCGGGGACTGTAGGTAATAATAGAGTTTACTATCGTGCTTATTCGGGTGGCCCTACTATATATCTTTATTATCTTAGTGCAAACATTACTAATTTTGGTCAAAATATTTTAACAAATAGGGATAGCGATAGTATAAGGCCGGGTTGGTTTGTTTTACCGCCTAATTCAACTTATGATATAACAATAGATAAATTTGACGGATTAAGTAGCGGGACTACTTTTAGGTTAGCGCAAAGTTTATCGGTAGACGGTACATATACAGCAATTTAAAATTAAAATAAAAATGAAAATTCAAGCAATTACTTCTTGGCAAAATGGAGAAGAACTTCAAGGAACAGAATTTGACTTAATTGTAGTTAACGATAATTTAAGTACATCTGCCACATTTTACTATACTATTTCTACGGAACAAATTAGCCATATGGAAACAGTGGTAGTTACTCCTGAAATACCTGCTTATGATGAGGTAGTAGATGGAGAAACAATTCATCACGATGCAGTACCTGCAGTTACAACTGATGTTTTAGTTATAGATACTCCTTCTGCAATACTAACTGATGGCAATATTGCTATGGATGGAACAGATTATCAAACTTGGGATTCAAGTGTAAGTGCAAATGAATGGGCATATAATTGGGCAGCTACAAAGTTAAATCTTATAATTATTCCTGACCAAGTATTTGCTTAGTTCAATATTTATTCATTACTTTTACATTATTAAAATTAAATCAAATGGAAAACAAAAAAAAGTACAAAGACCTAAACATTTTAGTGGCTTCTATTAATGCCGTTATTGGCGGACAGGAGACAAAAATTCAAAAGAAACTATTTAAGTTGTATGAAAAAATAAAACCTTTTCACGAAGATTATGCTAAACAACGTGATGAGTTACGATTAGATAATGCAGCGACTGATGATAAAGGAATACTTTTGACTGATGAGAAAGGAGAATACAAGTTCAATAAAGAAGGTGTTAAAAAATTAACTAAGGATATTGATACTTTAAATGAAAAAGAGTTTGAATTTAAACCTATTGAAGTTATTAATACTCAGGGATTAGAAGGTTTTTATTTCCTTGAAGGATGGACAAGTGGCATTACATTTAATGGAAAAGAAGAAGAGGAGGAATTATAATGGACATTCGTAAAATATCAATAGGTCCTGACTACAAGGGTGGTGCTATGCACTATATTGTAGGTCAGAAAATCCTTAATGATAGTAACGAGATTCATCTAATTAGGATTAATCCTGAGAAAGAATCTATTCAGATTTACATTATAAACGAGAAGGCAGAGGTAGTGCTTTGGAAAGAGTTCACCTCTGCCATCCCCGTATCCATTGAATATAACATCAACATCTAATGAGGTCGCCATTCTATTTCATAGCCAAGCCGGTTAATGGGAAGCGATACGATAATACAAAAGAGATAGGAGGGATTGACTTTATTGTCAGCACCTCTGAGGAAGACCACAAGTTTTCCAACCGATTTGCAGAAGTCGTTGAACTGCCATTGGGGTATAAAGGACCAATTGAGCCCGGAGACATACTACTTGTGCATCATAATGTATTTAAGTTCTATAATGATATGCGTGGTAGACAAAAAAGCGGTAAGTCATTTTTTAAAGATGACCTATTTTTTATTGAAACCGAGCAATTCTTTATGTATAAAAAAGGTTCCACGTGGAACGCTTATGATAGGTTTTGCTTTGTCAAACCTGTCCCTGCAACTGAAAGTTATATTAAGAAGCCATTTACCAACGAGCCACTCGTTGGTTTAATGAAATACCCTAACGAGTATTTACTTGAGCGTGGCGTAAAGGAAGGAGATATGATATGCTTTAGCCCTGATAGTGAGTATGAGTTTACGGTAGACAATGAGAAATTATATAGAATGTATGACCATCAAATAACAATGAAGTTATGAGCAGTGATACAAAAGCAATAAAATTAAGAATTATAGAGGCAGGATATAAGGCTGTCAATCATCTTGTTAAGGTAGCAGAGGAAGATATTATCAATACCGAATCAGATAATGGTGACGTATCTGCAGACAAAATGAAGAATGCAGCAGCAGCTAAAAAGTTAGCTATATTTGACGCCTTTGAGATATTAAGTAGAATAGAAGCGGAGAAAGAAAATCTTGACTCCGCAGACAGAGGAATAAGTAAAACAGATACAAAACAAGGATTTGCAGAAAGAAGGTCAAAACAATAGTTTGTGCCGTGTACTTGTGGATTGCATACCGGCAGCCGTCATATCTAATAAAAATAGAGTGAGGTCGTGGATATATGGATACAATGACCAATATGACGTTGTTATCATTTCAAAAACAGGTCAAATAGGGGATATAATAGAGATAGAAGGACTGCGCATAGCACTTCCTTCAACTCCTGATAAGTGTCTTCAAAGACACTCCACTAAAGCTGAACAATATTGGGAACGTCAAGATTTACCCAAAGAGTTAGCTAAAATACAATCCATATTTCAATGGAATCAAAAGCCAAAAGAGTTTAAAGACAGATGGGTAGACTATATCGAGAAAGAGTTTGATTATCGTGAGCAAGGTTTTTGGTTTATGAATAACGGAGTCAAAACCTACATCACAGGCTCTCACTATATGTACTTACAATGGTCAAGCATTGATGTGGGCTATCCTGACTTTCGTGAGGCTAACAGAATCTATTGGATATTTTGGGAGGCTTGTCGTGCTGACCCAAGGTCTTTTGGGATGGTCTATCTTAAGATTAGACGTTCGGGATTTTCGTTTATGTCATCGTCAGAGTGTGTGAACGTAGGCACCCTTGCACGTGACGCACGTATAGGAATCTTGTCTAAGACGGGTGCTGATGCTAAAAAGATGTTTACCGATAAGGTTGTGCCTATTAATAGCAGGCTACCATTCTTTTTTAAACCTATTATGGACGGTATGGACAAGCCAAAGACTGAGTTGGCCTTTAGGGTTCCTGCTGCAAAGATTACTAAGAAAAATATGTACGAGTCTGATGACAATGAGATTGACGGACTTGACACCACAATAGATTGGAAGAATACAGATGACAACTCTTATGATGGAGAGAAGCTATTATTCTTAGCGCACGATGAGAGTGGCAAGTGGACTAACCCTGTAAACATTAAAGAGAATTGGCGTGTAACCAAAACTTGTTTGAGATTAGGTAGTAAGATTATTGGAAAGTGTATGATGGGTTCTACCTCAAATGCTTTATCACGTGGAGGACAAAACTTCAAAGATATTTACGAGCAGTCTAATGTAAAGAATAGAAACGCCAACGGACAGACTAAAAGTGGTCTGTATGCCATATTTATTCCTATGGAGTGGAATATGGAAGGTTTTATTGATAGATATGGTCATCCTGTGTTCCGTAAGCCTGAAGAGCCTGTAATGGGTGTAGATGGCAATTGGATTAAAAACGGAGCGATTGATTATTGGGAAGCTGAAGTTGACTCTTTAAAGAGTGACGCTGACGCACTGAACGAGTTTTATCGTCAGTTCCCACGTACAGAGTCTCACGCATTTAGAGACGAAAGCAAGCAGTCACTATTTAATTTAACTAAGTTATATCAGCAGATTGACTACAATGACTCGATGATTAAAGAGCATTATCTAACTCGTGGGTCATTCTCTTGGAGAGATGGCATAAGAGATACTGAGGTAATATGGACACCTGATACACGTGGTAGATTTCTTATTAGTTGGGCACCACCAAAGCATATGCAAAACAATGTGCACATACGTAATGGGATTAAATATCCCGGCAATGAGCACCTTGGTTCATTTGGTTGTGACTCATATGATATATCAGCCGTAGTAGGCGGACGTGGTTCTAATGGTGCATTGCACGGTATGACTAAGTTTCATATGGATGATGCGCCTGTTAATGAGTTTTTCTTGGAGTATGTTGCTCGTCCACAGACGGCAGAGATATTTTTTGAAGAAGTACTAATGGCTTGTATATTCTACGGAATGCCTATCTTAGTGGAGAATAATAAACCAAGGCTTTTATACCATATTAAAAATAGGGGATATAGAGGCTTTTCTATTAATAGACCTGATAAGCAGATGGCTAAGTTAACTAAGACTGAACGTGAGTTAGGAGGCATTCCAAACTCATCAGAAGATGTTAAGCAAGCGCACGCTTCTGCCATTGAGTCGTATATAGAGAAGTTTGTGGGGTTAGATTTAGAAGCAAAATATAGAGACCCTGAGGAAATGGGAACAATGCCATTCACAAGAACACTTGAGGATTGGGCAA